TCATAATCTATGTACTTGTCAAGACCAAGTTCATGAGGAAAATCTTGGATAAAGGAGACCACATTTTCCTGAATAATATTTGGTTTCTTGAGGTAAATGAATTTAATCTTCTCACCATTACCAATAAGAGAATACTTGTTAGTAAGTTTCTTATCCTTTATATAATGATTAAACAAAAGTGCGCCGCGAACATGAATGGGAGTTCCTTTTATGTAAATATCAGCATGTGAATGATACTTACGAACATCAGATGCAGTTCGGGGAAATGCAATCTGTTCTGGTGGAAGGGATTTAAACTCATCACGGCACTTATCAATAAATTCAATCACCTCTTCTTCAGTGCCATTCATCATCAACTTCAGACCATCCTTAATCATTGTTCTACATGGTGCAGGAGTGGATGATTTAACTGCTTCAATACCCATCATCTTCAGTTTGGGTTCGGAATACTGAACCCCTTCACTGTTCCAAACATTGAGAATGTATCGCTTCTTCGCGGTCCAAATACCACGTTCTGCAATATTCTCACGCTTCATTTGCATTTTCTGTTCATATGCCGAGACATAATTTGCCAGATCCGTGTAGCACTTCTCGATGTACGGTTCCAGTTTGTCACTGCAGACCACATCAAGTAACTCCACAATTTTTGCTTTGTCGCCAGACTTAGCAGCAAAAAATTTATCAACAAGAGGTCCAAGATTAAGATAAATTGAATCTGTGTCAGATGCAATTACATAGTCCTCTTCTTTAGTTTGCAACAGTTTATTTAGATATTTGTTCATTCGGTTCTCAACCCAACGGATTGATACTTGCCCCGAAAGAGTAATTGCTTCTGCGTTTGCTAGTTTATAATAGCGGAAGTATTGATTACCAATCGCACCATAGGCAGAGTTGAGCTGAATCTTACGAGCCATCTGAATATTGTTGCACCTGGCGATTTCTTTTTCAAGTGCTTTTGTTGGGGTTTTTTCATACTCTTGTTTTGCTTGAAGCATCTTTTTCTTGAAGACAGTTCGATCCTTATAGATCTTTTCCATCAGTTCTGGTAAGAACCCACGAACATCTTTGCGGTACATTGCACCATTAGGGCATACCGCACTGTCTTTATACATCTCAAAGGTTATCTCCTCATTAAGGATTCTATCAACCGTAGCTGATGGGTGCCTGGTGTCTTGTAAGGTTTCTGGGGAAATATTGTATTGCATAATAAGATGAGGGTACAAGCTATTGAGGTCAAAACTAACCACCCAATCATACTTTCCTGGAATCGGTTCCTTGACATATGCCCCCGCATACTTTTCGTTTTTGTCAGAACGCTCTTTGGGAGGAATAACAATATTCCTCTTCTTTAGATAGTTATAAATGATGGTGTCCCACATGCGAACTTGTGAGAACACATCTTCATAATTCACCTTGGCGTCATACGCCATAGTAAGAGCAAGTTCAATGAGTTTCATCTTGTCTTCCATACGGTCAACAAGTTCAACGTCAATGATATTGTATTCTACAAACTTTTGCCACCCTTTGGTATAAAAATCTTTGAATGTGTCGAATTCAGAGTGATCGAGTTTCTTCTGCCCTAGTTCTACACTGGCAATGTAATCCAAACGATAAGATTCCTGTGCCTTATATGTGAACTTCTTGTATAGATCAAGATAATCTAACTGAGAGATTCCACCAATATCATAAGAAAGTTGCTTCCTACCAGCAATAAAGATCTCATGCTCTGTTACCAATCCCCAAGGGGAAAGGCGTTTCATCAACTTCTCACCAATGATTCGATCCATACGTCGAACCAGATATGGAATATCATACAGTTTACTATTCCAACCAGTTAAAACTTCTGGTGTGTTTTCCTCAATCATCCACCAGTTAATAAAATCATTCAGCAGATCATACTCATTGTTGAACTGCTTATAGTAATGATTGCCCTGTTTCAGTTTGAAGGGACCCTGTCCCCAAGTAATAATCTCCTTAGTATTATAATCCTGAATTGTAATAAGAAGAACTTCTTCTGCAGCAGATTCTACATCAGGGAATCCATTCTCAGAAGCAACCTCAATATCAATAGTTGCAAGTTTGACTTTACTAATATCAAACTTGATTTCATCTTCAGAATAATTTTCAGAAATGTATTGGTAGATAAAACGCTCATTACCAGAGATTTTAAAACCAGTTACTCCATCATATTTTTTGATAAACTCTCTACAATCACGGACAGATCCTGGTTGTATAGATTCAACATATTCACCTTCAAGGGTTTTGTATTTGGTTTTTTTCTTACTATTAACAAAAAGAGTAGGATAGAACTTCTCGCGAGTCATGAAATGGCGACCATTCTCATAACCTCTAACAAGAAAGTTATCACCTACCATTTGTACGTTTGTGTAGAATCTCATCAGTTACCAAATCAAATTTACTTTCCTGTGCGAACTTTCTTTTTGCAAAGGTGTCTACATCCACCTTTTTGCCAGTAAAAGTTTCATACGCCATCATGAACATTGTAAAGTAATACCAGTGGGATTGTGGCATATACTGTGGGGATAGACATACAAAGATGTAATCAAAATCTTGGTAGTTATCCCACTCATGAAACATATCTCTAGTAAATGTTTCATACTTTGAACCTAAAAGGTTTTCATTGTATTCATTTTTTTGAAGGTTTTTACTATTACTATTTGTTATCCAAGTAAATTTTTCTAACTTGTCTTTCCAGTGCAACCAAGCGCCCCAATTACCTTCATGCACACGTCCAAAACGTTGCATTGCTTCCCATTCTAATTCAACATTTTCTCCAATTGGTACATCATCACCAAAATCAGCACAAAATATATCATCATGATGATCGATATTAATAATATCAATATCTTTCTTATCTCTTAGATGATATAAAATCTCATCATGCTCATATCCAAATGAAACGTTTCTGCACGTTTTCATTGCTTTCATAAATTTATCATAGCAATAAAGAAGAGCATCCTTATCACATTGAAACATTGATTCGGTAAAATCAGTAAATTTATATAAATGCGACCATCTTACCATTGGATCTTCATCGAACATGATACCCGCGTATGTTTCGATGCATGGACCCATTATAAAGTCCAGATCAATACTCAATACTTTATATGTCATCCAATAACCTCTTTATATTGTTTTAGAATATTTTCTGATGGATCTACGATTGTTAGAAAATTATCAGATCCAACCATAAGAGATTTTTGATCCGTACAGGATGGCCAACGATTTAACTGACCATTTTCACCAATCTCACAAGGATTGATAAGTTGGCAATCTGGTTCACCAACTTCGGCACCAACTTCAAGCATTTCAGATACTACTACAACACCAGTTTTTAGTAATAAACATTTAATCATTTGTATTTCCTTTATTGTACATTTCAATAACACGTTCAACTGGGTTCATTACTGTTACAATCCAATCTTTTGGAATAGCAAACTCTTCATCATCAGTAATTAGAAACCAAGAAGATAAAGAAACTTCAACTGAAGATTCATTACCATTTTCTTCAGAAAGAAACATTGGAGTACTCATGTCAACCTTTTTGGGTTTAACAAAAAGATATCCAACAACTTTTTCATCATCAACCAATTCTTTAATATCTGAAATCAGAACTTCCCCAGATTTCAGCAATGCTAGTTTTACACTCATAATTAGTTCATTCCTTCAGGTATTATACCAATAAAAAAGAGGGGCGTCAACTGGATTTGGCCAGTTACCCCTCCGTCCATACGACGACGATATTCAGTTCTATTTAGAACCATTCTTTCCTTTGATGATGCTCAGGAACAATTCTTCCTAGAACAATACTCAGCAACCCATCCTCAAAGCTAACTGATCTAACTTCCGTCTCATCACTGAGGGTCCAAGATCTGGTGAAAGATCTTTGAGCCACTCCTCGGTGGACATATTCCGTTTCGGTTTCTGTATCTTCTTTTTGTCCTTCGACAAAGAGTTTTCCGTCTTGTGTGTAGACATTTACTTCTGCTGGTTTGAATCCTGCCAATGCTAATTCTAGTCTTGATTCTACGTTACTAACC